CTAGAGAATTAACTACTCTTCAGTCACAATTACAGAATCAGATAGAATCTTTTGGTAGTCATATCTTTAAAGAGGGATCAATGGTGATCCCTGGAAATCTTAATTATGATTCGCAATATTATTCACTTAAAATAAATAACGAACATTTGGGGATACCAGTATCATTATATGCAGATAAGATAGTAGGTAAAAGGTTAAAGGGACAAGATACTGGTATTATTGTAAATGTTGATAGTTATCAATTAGCAGGAGATACCTCAGATATAACAGATTTTACACTTTTCGTTAAGTATGTTGAATCTGGAACTGATAATACAATAGGAACATTAAATGATGGAGAAAATTTATTAATTGAAGAATCTATTGTCTATGGAAATACTCCTATAGCTGCAGGAGAATCTGTAGCAACTCTTATTGATACTGATGCTTCAGCAGTTGGATGTGCAGTTGGAATTTCTTCTGGAGTTTATTTTATTAGAGGAACATTTGTAGATGTTG